GTTGTAGAACCAATTGAGAAACAACCATTTACTTGTGTCCAATGTGATACAGTTTATAAACCTTCTAAAGAACAACCAGAATGTCCTAATTGTTCATTTGTACCTACCAAAAAAGAACAAGCTATACTTATACAACAAGGTAGATTAGTAGAACTTCCTAAAATGAAAGTTAAGACAGATGACAAACAAAAGTTTTATGCTGAATTGTTGTATTATGCTAAACAAAAAGGTTTTAAAGAAGGTTGGGCTAGTCATACTTTTAAAAGAAAGTTTGGTCATTTTCCACATAGTAAAAAAGTATTTCCAATTGCTACATCAAAAGAAACAATGGGTTTTATTATTCATTGTAATATAGCAAGAGCAAAATCATACAACATGAAGGAGTTATCAATATGAGTGAAGAAATAACAGAACAGCATATGCATAAATTACGAGAAATCGGTACGAACCATGCAAAAGCTAAGAAAAACCTAGAAAGATTACAACATGGTCGTAAAATATTATTGGCTGTGATTATGAAAGAAAAAATGATAAATTCCAATACAGGTAAATTGGATAGCGTCAATGCTCAAGAACGTGAAGCACGATCTGATGATAGATATAAACAACACATTGATGAATTAGCTGATGCTGTTGGTGAAGAAGCTAAATGGAATTGGGAAAAGAAAATGATTGAAATTAATTTTGAAACATGGAAAACCAAAATGATTAATCAAATGAAAGAAGCAAAACATTATGGCCTCAAAAAAGATTAAACGAAAAGACCCATATTACTACAAACTAGATAAGTATGAATGTTGGTGGGAGGATCATGCGTCTTCATGTGAATGGAAAGACATCAAAGAGGCTAGTAAAGATACTTGTGAAGTATGTTTTACTGAAGGATATTTAATTAAAAAAACAAAATACAATCATATTTTTACTATGTCATTCTCACACAATGAAGTTGGTGATGAAATGATTATTGCCAATAAAAATATACTTAAAATCAAAAAGATAGGTAGTAGAACTTTTTACAAAAAAGATTTTAATTACAATGAGTACAAAAACTAAACAAGAAAAAGACCACATGAATAAAGTTGCTGGTCTAGGTTGTTTGATCTGCAATAAAATGGGTTTTCCAGACAGCCCTGCTGAACTACACCACATAAAAAACCTTACAGGTATCGGGCGCAAAGCTAGTAATTTTGAAGTTATACCTTTATGTCCAAGACATCACAGACAGGGTAAAGACGCTTATCATTATAGTCCTAAATCTTTCACAAAAAAATGGGGAACTCAAAAAGAATTGTTGCAACAAACATTAACAATGGTAAAGTCTGTATATGAATGAAATTAAAAAAGGAGAAGAAATGATAAAAAAATTATATGAAGTTTTAAACGAGTATGATGCATCTAAAATTGATACTATGATGAATATTAATGGTATTGATTGGATAAGTAAATTTGATAACGAAATGCAAAGACATGGTTTTAGTGTTGTAAAAGATGGTAAAATGTCTGTACGTATGACAGCTAAAGAAACTAAACTATTTATGGCTGTTAAATTTATGGGTATGCAACAAATCAAATTTCTACTTGATGCGTTGCAAAATGTTTTAAAATCTTATAATAATGAAGTTATCGTTAAAGACAAAGAAATTGAAACTTTAAAAAACATAATTGATGCTAAAGATAAAATAAATGGCGAAACAAAACTTCAAGGAATTTCATCCAAGACCTAAACCTAAAAAGAGAATACGTGTACATAAAAAATCGAAGTCCAAGTCTGAAAAGCGATCTTATAAAAAATACAACAGACAAGGCCGTAGGCCGTAATTTGTTATTAGGTTATATGGTTAAACTTGATAGAGCAAAAAAACAAAAAGCAAAATCAATTAAGATTAAGCATCAATGGAAATTAAAATATTTAAAATTATTGGATAAGTATAAAAAATTAAAGGTGTCGTACAAAGAAATGTACGAACACCCTTAATTGTCATGTTAATTAAATTAAAACGCCTAGTATAAATCCGCATACAAAACATAACCATTCACGTCTGTAATACAGTTCAAGGGCCTTCCAATCTTTTGGTGTTTTTCCTAAAAATTGCATTATTGTTCCTCCTTTATTATTTTTTTAAGTATATCCTTCCATGCCTTATTAGGCTTGTTAGTAGTCTTTGACCATCTTTTTAAATTCCAAATAGCCATTTTCATTAGATTAGCTGAAAATTGTAAATCAGCAACCATACTTTGTTCTGGTGTTCTAGGTTTATCCATAAATTCAGTATGAACTTTACCTACAAACTCATCTATTTTATTCATCTCCTGCATTTTTATCCCTTTCATTTAAAATATTAGTTAAATTTGTAACTAACAATCTTAGATTTAATGTATCAAGCAACTTTGCATTTTTAATAGCAAGATCAAATTTATCTGCTTGATATTTCATGTTGTGGTTTTTTGAGTGTATTTCAAAATGTTCCTCTTTTTGTTCAGCCATTATTTATCTCCCTTCATTGCATTGTTAAAAATTAAATAACCCCCACCGCTTATGATGAGGCCGAAAACGACCTCAACATAAACAGCTAAAGTTATACCAACAAGAAACATTACTGCCCCCGTTGTAATTGTTAATCTATGAACTGTTTTATTTGACATTATGCCCACAACCTCCTTAAAATATTGTCTTTAACTTGTTCCATGTTTAAGACGTTATCAATAGCGGTTATAAAGCCATTAGCTTTTCTGCCTTTTAACTTATTTTTAAGTTTAAACCTTACCCATGTGGTTTTAGTCTTATCCTCATTATCTTCATCAAACATCTGAAAGTATTTAACTTGATCAAAAGGCAATTCATTGTTTTCACAATAATCATTTGATTTAAACTTTACAGCTAGAGGCTTATCGCTTTCAACCTCTGTGGGCTGTGGGTTTTTCTTCCACGCCCAACCGTCACGACTACACTCAAAGTCTTTTTTGATCATCTGACAGAAAGTTAATAAATGCCAAACAGCAAGATCATAAGGCAACTCCTTAGTTTTACAATAATGCAATGACAAATCTTGATTTTTATAAACAGCCTTTGTTCTAGCAAGACGTTTAAGATCAAAACTTTCACAGCCTTCATTATTACCATTAATAATAATTTCATCTTTGTAGATACCTACATTAAAATTATTACCAACGCTTTTTAGGTATTCTGCCTCATTCTTAACAGCACACCATTCATCTACGGTGAAGTCCGTAGGTTGTTTCCAATAGTTAGTATATCCCATGTTATTTCTCCTTTTTAGTTATGAGTTGGTTTAAAACTTGAAAATAATATTACAAATCCACTTACAAAAATTAATACACCCAACATCATGTGAGTTGAGTGTAATACGGTTGATATGCCTATCATTGATAATCCCATACCAATAAAAAACAATAATAATTTTAATGCTAGTTCCATCTTATTTCTCCTTTTTAGTTTGATTAATAAACTCTATTTTTTTAATACCTACTCCATTTTTATATGGAATAACTTTATATGGGATAGGGCTTTTCAGCCCTACCTCAATCGCTTGTTTAATATATTCTGACCAATTCATATTCCTCCTAATTTAGTAAAAATTATTAATGTTATTATTTTCCGACATATTCCAACCCTCAACAAATCCAAGCAATGCGTCTTTGCTTTGGAAATGTTTTTGTCTGGGAATACAATTTGTTTGATCTATAAGGGCAATACTAAAACTGCCCCTAATGTCTTGTTTTCCAAATTGAATTTTGGTGATAATTCTAGGGTCACTTGACCCCCATAACTTACCAACAAAAAAATCAGCGAACTCTTTTAACTGATTTGCCCAATAGTGTTTATTATCTCCACTTAATCGCATATGATTGATTTGATATGACATTATACAACCCTCCCATTAAATACAGTTCTACGAACTTGGTTACCTTTTTTATTAACGTACAAAACTTGACACGCCTCATTAGGATAATCAGTTTTTAAACGCTTACAAACTTTCTTAAAACTCATAGCTTTAAGAACAGTATTGTTATTAGTTCCCGTTATTATGTACTCATATCTCATGTTATTTCTCTCCTTTTTTTAATTAACATAAGTTAAGTATTTAGCATAAATAATTAAATACTGTCAAGCTATTGCATAAAAAAAAACTTTAGTTTATAATGTTGCAAATATGTCACAAAACCTCACAGACAAACAAAAACTGTTCATTGAATACTTTAGTCAAACAGGCAACGCAACACAGTCCTGCATCAAGGCGGGTTACTCCGAGAAGACTGCCGAGCAACAAGGTTATGAACTTAAAAACAAGTTAGCTACTCAAATAGATACAGCTACTAAAAAGCTACTTGGATCAGCCGTACCAATTGCGGTGGATAAGTTACGTAAGTTGATAGAGAACGACAAAACTACGCCTTCAGTACAGCTTGGCGCTATTAACTCATTACTAGATAGAACAGGCTACCAAACTACGACAAAGATAGAGGATGTTACAGGTAAGAAGACAGACGAGGAATTAAGACAGGAATTAGACCATCTGCTAGGTACAATGAAGATTGTTAAACTTAGCGACAATGATGATGGGTCTGGCTCTTTAAACTAGGCCATTACTCCTCCATATCTCCACACACATAAGCATAGTACCTATAGTACAGTAGAAGGCTCATGGCTCTGATTACCTGCGTATTATGGGTGAAAGAAGGATGTCCACACACACACACGCACTCTCTCAGCTTGGCTCATGTGATGCGGTCTAGCTATTAATCACCCCTCCTTTGTTCTCTTTACCCTACATACACACACACAGACACAGGGCAAACATGGTGAGTAACGCCCGTGATTTGACCCCCCACCCCCCAAAACGCTATTTGTGTCATTAATCAATGGATACCTCCGCAAACTCATGGGGTATATTTAGTATTAACCTAAGTTAATAGGTTGCATATATAAAAAATTTAAACTATTAGTGCTTATGGTTAAACCTATTAAGGATTTACAAACAATATTGCATTTTAAAAAGGGTAATTATGTGTATAGGTATGTTCTTGTTGATAGGTTTAAAAATACTGCTAAAGTACATCATGGTTTTGATAGTAAACTAGAACGAACTGAAGCAGAATTGTTTGCATTAACAACGTCTAGAAAATTACGTAGAAAATATATATTAAAAAATGAGTGATGAAGCGTTAGCAAGAGCAGTAGAAATTGCTAAAGAATTAGAAAATAGAAAAGCTACTAATCGTATGAATGATTATGCACCATACGAATACCAAATAAAATTTCATAATACAATTGCTCAACAGCGATTGCTTATGGCTGGTAATAGGATCGGTAAGTCCTTTTGTGGGGCTATGGAAATGGCATACCATGTGACGGGTTACTACCCAACGTGGTGGGAAGGTAAACGGTTTAACAGACCAATACGTGCTTGGGCTGGGGGAGTTTCTAACGAAACCACTAGGGATGTTTGCCAAAAAGAACTTATCGGCCAACCAGACGATCCTGCGGCTAAAGGTACTGGTTCTATACCTAAAAAATACATAGTAGATACTATTAGAAAAGCAGGTGTACCTAATGCTTTAAACTCTGTAATTGTTAAACATAAATCTGGTGGTAATTCTAGAATTGGTTTTAAATCTTATGATATGGGTAAAGAAAAATGGATGGGTGAAAGTGTTGATGTGATCTGGCTTGATGAAGAACCACCTACACCAATTTATACTCAATCACTAACCCGTACAGCCGACAAAGGTGGTATTGTTTATATGACATTTACACCAGAAAGCGGTATGACAGAAACAGTTGCACAATTTTTAAATAATTTACGTAAAGGCCAAGCATTAATAACAGCAGGTTGGGATGATGCGCCTCACATGACACCAGAAGTACGAGAACAAATTTTATCTGCATTACCACCGCATGAAAGAAAAATGCGTGAACGTGGAATACCACAATTAGGTTCTGGATTAGTTTTTCCTATAGCAGAAGAAGATGTAATATGTGATGAAATACAAATACCAGATCATTGGCCCAAAATTTGTGGGCTGGATTTTGGTTGGGATCACCCAACAGCCGCAGTATGGGTTGCGTGGGATAGAGATACAGATATAGCTTATGTTTATGATAGTTATGCTATGAGGCAAGAAGCAGTACCTATTCATGCATCAGCAATTAAAATGCGAGGCAGATATATTCCTGTAGTATGGCCTATGGATGGAAGACAAGCTGATAAAGGTTCTGGTAAAAGTTTAACACAACAATATCGTGAAGAAGGTGTTAATATGACTAGAGAACATTTTAGTAATCCACCTGCTAATGGACAAAAAGAAAATTCTGGAGGTAACTCCGTAGAAGCTGGTGTTCAAGAGATATATACTAGGTTTAAAACACAAAGGTTGAAAATATTTAAAAATCAAGGTAAACTGCTAGAAGAATTACGAATGTATCATAGAAAAGATGGTAAGATTGTACCAGCTAATGATGATGTAATATCTGCAATGAGATATGCAGTTATGTCGTTAAGAAAAGCTAGAACAAAAACTTATGATCGTTTACAGATACAATCTGATTATGAGTTTAACATATTTAATTAAAAAATAACATGGTAGGAAAATCATATTCATCAAGTTCACCATTTTCATCTGGATATTCTGGTGCAAAAACTACATCATCAAAAAAATCTTCTTCATCTAAAACTACAAGCACACCTAATCCACATACAAGTAGCGGATCATCTAAAACAAGTGTAGCAAGTTCTAATCAAATAAAAGCAAGTGCAGAAAAAGTAGCATTAGCAACTGGTAAATCTAAATTAGATAATTACCAATTACCAAAAGCTGATACACCTTTTTTTTTATTAAATTTAGGTTTAAATATGGCGCAAGGTTTAAGACAAAAATCATTTGAAATAAATAGAGCATATTTTCAAAAAAATGTAGCAGGTAAATTAGGTTATCAAAATACTTTTGCAGATTATCAAAGATATATAACTGGTAGAAGTCAAGGAACATTAGATGCAATGGGAAGAACAATTGCAAAAGGAGATGGCGGTGGAAATCAAATGCAAACTCAAACTCCTCAAACTCAACCACCACAAACAACAGTTCCAGAAACAGAAGAAGAAACTAAAAAGAAAAAAAGATCAGCATTAGGTATAGGTTACGGTGGTAATCAAAGAACTATTTTAACATCTGTAGTAGGTGATGAAACAGAAGCAAATGTTTCAAAAACTATTTTAGGTGGTGGTATAAAAGCATAGTGATTGTAGCAGTTATAGAAGAAGAATGGCGTAAAAAAATATTTGATTACGTTGCACCAAAAGCACACATTAATACAGATTTAGATAATAAATATTCATTTATAGGTTTTGTTGAAAGAGATGTGTCTGGCAAAGATAATGTTATGGGTGGTGTATTATTTTCTGATTATGATGGTCATAACATTTTTATTCATGTAGCATTAGATACTCCTAAAGTTTGTCAAAGAAGATTTTTAAAAATGGTATTTTTATACTGTTTTATTCAATTAAAATGTAGTAGAATAACGGCTTTGTGTCGTAACGAATACAAAAGAAATGAACGCTTGTTAAAAGGCGTTGGATTTGTTAAAGAAGGTGTTATAAGAAAAATTATGAAAGTCAAAAATAATCATGTTGACGGTGCAATTTATGGAATTTTAAAGGAGGAATGTAAATGGGTTTAAAATCTACACCACAAATGCCGCCACCAGTAGATACATCTATCACAGATAAAACTGCTGAAGCAGAAGCTAAACTAGAAGCTGAAAAACAAAAAGCTATGAAAGTTGGTAGAAAAGGTATGTACGGTACAATTTTAACATCTTCAAAAGGTGTTGAAGATGAGGCAACTACTGGTAAAACATTACTAGGCGGAACTATCTCATAATGGCGACATACGAGTATATTAAAAAACGTGTTGATGCGTTAGCGTCTGATAGAGGAACGTGGGAAGTAAACTGGCAAGAAATACTTGACTATGTTATGCCACGTAA